TTGTGTGAGTTGGTTCAATCCTACTTCTATAGCGAAAGTATGGTCAGGCATTGGTGTTACGACTGAAACACCATGTTGGGAACCGCGCAAAGTTGAAGAAGTCCGATTTTTGAGTCAGAGCTTCGTGATGTTAGACGGAGTATGGCTTCCGAAACCGGAGCGTGATAAAGTATTGTGTAGTCTGCTTTGGGGGTCTGAATTTATCGACACCAAGTGGACCTTAATGCGCTGTTACGCGCTGCGTCTCGAATCATGGGCTGATGAACAGCTTCGTGAAGAGTTGGCGAGTCTTATTGATCACATTCGCCGTAATTATGCATTTGAGCTGCAAGGCATTGTTGCAGGAACTCAAGTATCGATGAAAGATATCGATAGCGTGTACAAGACTGATGCGGAGATTTGGCGTCTTTACGCCTTCCCGCCTTTGGAACCATTGGCCCGTACAACCTACGAGCCCCTTGAACGATACCTGTATAAACAGGATGCAGACAATGTCTGTTTCGTTGATGGCCAAAATCAGCAATTAAATGTTAGTTTGCAAACAGGAAAGATTGTTAAGGCAAAGCGTTGCAAGCTCTGCAGTACCGTGTTTATAACAACAGGACATCAGTCAGAGCATTGCGCAAAATGTATTTCGCATGCCAACAATCTGTTAGCACTAACCGTGGTAAAGCATAGTCTCAAGATCGAGGTAGAAGATCTGGGGGGAGAAATCCTGCCAGTGCCCGATGACTATAAGTCGCCGAAAGTCTCCAAATGGAGAGGTAAGGGATTAGGTTCCCGTGGATTCGACTTTGAGATTAAGGAAGGAACTCGATGCACTAAATGTGGATCTGAGGAATTTCTTTACAATTGTTGGGGTAAAGGACCCTGGCGTTGTTTGTCATGCCATGGACAATGTGGGTTTTGCTGTATATACGGCATCCCCGTTTCACCGAGCGACACAGAATGTGGCCCAGCCGATGAAATGCCGAAAGGCATGTCACAAAAAGGACGGGCTCCCCGTAAGGGGCCCAAGCGCAACGGAAACCCTGGCCGTAAGACGAAGGGTAAATCACGCGCACCGCGACGAAGTCGCGCTGCAAATGGAGGTGCTCAATTTGCACCAGTTTCCATTGGTCGTGTGATGACAAATAAAATGCCATCCGCGACACGAATCGCGCACCGAGAGAGTCTCGGTCCGGTTACCTCCACGGGTACAGGATTTACAGTCCTGTTTAACCTTCCGGTTAATCCCGCTCAAGCGGGAAGTTTCCCGTGGCTTTCTCCTATTGCATCTCAATATGAGACTTACTCACCCCGAAAGGGAAAACGTAAGGGTAAACGGCTTCACGCAATCCGGTACTTGTATGTACCGTCATGCAGCACAGCAACTGCAGGAACTGTGGTGATGGCGACAAATTATGACGCAACGGACGCAGCTTTCTCGTCTCTCACTCAAATGGAGAATTATCGAGGAGCAATGCGCTGTACAGCGTGGGAGGAGATGGCCCACGAATTGGAAGTCGATGCTATGCGAGACTACAATCGTCATTACTGCCGACCGGGAGCACAACCCGCGTCGACCGATATTAAAACGTATGATGTCGGTAACTTTCAGTTAGCAGTATCAGGTGTGGCAATGGGTCAAATCGGTGAGCTCTTCGTTGAGTATGATATTGATCTGTTCGATCCTCGAGTGCCAGTCCCAATTGGTCAGGCACTGCCAATGGCACATATTGTGTCGTCTGTAGCAGGAGCAACTGCCGCAGCACCATTTGGTACAGGCTCTTCAATAAAGAGCGGCAGTAATTTGCCGGGCTTAACGGCCTCTGGTACCACTTTAACAATTCCGCAAGTCGGTCGATATTTGATTCAAATCATTTATACGTCAGGAACCATAAGTTCTGCCCCAACGATAAGTGTGGGGACAGCAACAACTTTATTGGCATTGTTTGTTAATAACGCAGCAAGTGGAAACACTGTATCTGCTATTACTACAAATTCAATTGGTATTCTGAATTTTGCTGTTGATGTAACAGCACCGAATGGTACGCTCACCATGGGTGGTGGTGGTACCTACACCGGTGGTAACACCGATGTATTTGTGGAACAAATCTCATCAGGTTTGACGAAACCGATAGGTGGCGATATTGAAGAAATTGACCGCCTGTACCGTATGCTTCGTGCGTCGGTGGATGAGAAGGCTCGCGGGGATGGACAGCCCCGACGCCCTCATCAGAAGGTCGCTGTGGAACAGGATTCAGATGATGAAAAGGGGTACGTTAAAACTGCGAATTTGGCAGGGCAGGCAGCGATGCCGGCAACGAAACCCTCGACTGCGAGCGCAGCCAGCGCCGCAGGTGTCCCGGGGAGTGATCCCCCTTCCGGCACGAAGCCGAAGAAGGGGTTCTTCTCCGCTTAGCCCAACCACGGTGTTTTTAGCGTGGGTGGGGCCGCAACCAATGGAGTACTATTGGTGATGCGGTTTGTGTTGGTTTTGACAGATTGAAGCAATGTGTGGAGGTTTGTCGAGTAGGGAAATGCATTATGAGTGGTGGCAGCCATTCAGAAGCGTT